AACGAGTTGCTGTTTTAGGCGGACATTACGATTAACGGTTGACAAGATATAAAAAATATCATATAATAATAACATTAACTTAGGAAATTATTATGATTATTGGTATTTGTGGTTTAATTGGTTGCGGCAAAGGTACAGCCGCTGATATACTTGTTGAAGAACATAATTTTACAAAACTATCTTTTGCAGATAAACTTAAAGACGGTGTTGCAACTGTGTTTGGTTGGGATCGTGCAATGCTAGAAGGCGATACCGCTGATAGCAGAGAGTGGCGAGAAACACAAGATGATTTTTGGACTAAAGAAACTAAACGTACAGTAACACCACGACTTGTATTACAAGAGTTTGGCACTGATTGTATGCGCAACGGATTCTTTGATGGTATATGGGTTAGTTTAGTAAAGCAAGAACTATTAGAAAATCCTACAAAAAACTTTGTAATTCCTGATGTAAGATTTGATAACGAAGCAAATATGATTAAAAAACTTAATGGTAAAGTGTGGAGAGTACGTAGAGGAGCAGACCCAGTTTGGTTCCGTATGTATCAAGACATTGGTGTAGAACCTAAAGATGTACACAAGTCAGAATGGGCTTGGGCTAATATAAATTTTGATGCTGTGATAGATAATCACGGCACATTAGAAGAACTTAAAAGTCAGGTACAAGATCGCCTTGTTTCCAACGAACTCCTTGCTTCTGCATAATACGTTGACAGTTTGCACATATAGTTTTTAAGTTTGTTGGACTACAGTTTTTTAAATTTCCGTCAATATGAAATACATTAAATTGTTCTAAGTGTTTACTAGTGTATCCGCACTTTTCGCAGATATTCTTTTTTTCGTAACCACGCTGTTTCCATAATGGTATACCGTGATTAACACCATTGCGTAAACATTTTTCGCATAACTTTCTATAATAGACTTTTTTGTCTTTTTTATAATTTATAGCCGCAGGACGATGCCCGCATTTGCATAATGGTCGCATATTGTATTTACCTCACCTTTTTGGTACCTTTTATGGTACTATTATCCGTATCTTTTTCTGCGGTTCTGCTAAATACTATTAATAACAGTCCAATAGGAGAAACGAAATGGCATTGACATCACCAGGAGTACAGGTCAGCGTAATAGACGAAAGTTTTTACACACCAGCTGAGCCAGGTACAGTACCAATGATCTTTGTTGCTTCTGCAAGTAATAAAACAAATGCAGCAGGCACAGGGACAGCACAAGGTACATTAAAAGCAAACGCAGGTAAACCATACTTGCTAACTTCACAAAGAGATTTAGCTGATACATTTGGAGACCCAAGTTTCCAAGTAGACAGCGGTAATAACCCAGTACACGGCGGCGAGTTAAACGAATACGGATTACAAGCAGCTTATTCATTATTAGGCGTAAGCAACAGAGCATATGTTGTAAGAGCTGATATTGACTTAGGCGAATTAAGTCCAACAGCAACAGCGCCAGCAGCTAATCCATTAGCAGGAACATACTGGTTTGATACACAAGATTCATTATTTGGTATCCAACAATGGAATGCTAACGCAGTAAATACTACAGGCGGACAAACTTTTTCAAATAAAGTCCCTACAGTAATTTCAAAGCCAGCTGATGTTGTAGACTATGACGGTGCAGATTATACACCAAAAGCATCAATTGGTGCAATTGGTGATTATGCAGTTGTAGCAGTTACTACACTTAATAAAATTTGGTATAAAAATGCAAGCGGTGCTTGGGTAGAGTTAGGCAGTGATAATTGGACTAAGAGCTGGCCTACAGTAAAAGGCACAGTTGCTAATCCTACATTAGGTTCACCACCAGCAAATATTGAAATTAATGGCACTGCAATTAGTGTTGGAGCAAACACAATCGCTGACGTTAAAACTAACATTAATGGTGCATTAATTCCAGGTGTTACAGCAGATGTTGTAGATGGATTTTTAGAAATTTACAGTGACGGAACTAGTTCAGGAGCAGATGATAGTTCATTAGGCGGACCAGTTGTTATCGGAGGTGATGCTGATAAACTGATCGCACTAGGACTTACAGCAGGAACATATAACCCACCAGCATTACAAATTTCAGCACATACTAGTGTGCCAGAATTTAAATCAGGTGACACAACACCAAGACCTACAGGTAGTGTATGGTTAAAAACTACAACTCCAAATGCAGGTGCAAAAATTGTATCTAAACTTTGGAATACAGAAACACTACTATGGGATACAAAAACAACTCCAATGTACGACAATAATGCATCAGCATTATATGGTTTAGATAGTACAGGCGGCGGAGCTAATTTAGCAATTGGTGATCTTTTTGCAAAAACAAATGTTGCAAATGACGCACAACCATTAGGTACATTTACAATTTATCGTAGACAGTCAACTGGCGCAACTCAAGTTAAGAGTGCAGCAATTACTGGAACTTCTCCAGGAGCAGGCGGACCATTTACGTTTACTATGTCATCTAGTAACAAAGGTAGTGCAGCAATGAGTACACCAGTTACAGTTACAGTAACTACTACTGCTGGATCAACAGCAGATGCAGATACTATTGCAAGTGCAATTACAGCAGCAGGTGTTGCAAACGTAAGTGCAAGTGTTGATGCAGCAAACAAAGTTGTAATTTCACACTCACAAGGCGGTGAAATTAATATGGTTGACACAAGTGGATTATTAAATACAATAGGATTTAAACCTTATGTATCAACTGATTCAAGTTCAACACCAGGATTAGCTTTTGTAGACGGAACAACAAATGCTACAAGTCCAAAACAATTTGCAGCTTCAAACTGGCGTGTATTAACATATACTGCAAGTGACGATGCACCAACATCATTAGCACAAGATGGGCAACGTTGGTATAATTCAATTGTAGACGAAGTAGACATGATGTATCACAATGGTACAACATGGGTAGGATACAATGATGCAACAGCATATCCAAATGCAGATGATCAAGGACCTATTGTTTCAGCTAGTATGCCAACTGTACAATCAGATGGTAGCGCACTAGTAACAGGTGATTTATGGATTTCTACAGCAGACTTAGAAAACTATCCAACTGTATACAAATACAATAACGCATTAAGCGGAACAACTGCTCAGAAATGGGGAACACCAGTTGATACTGCTGATCAAACTACTGAAGACGGTATACTATTTGATGATGCACGTTACGGAACATCAGGCGGTACAACAACAGTTGCACCAAGTGGAACAATTGCAGAACTAGTAGCAAGTAACTACTTAGATCCAGATGCTCCAGATCCAGCATTATATCCAAAAGGTATGTTGCTATGGAACCTACGTAGAAGCGGATTTAACGTTAAGCGTTTTGAGCGTAACTACATTGATACAAGTGCAGACAATGCACGTAACAGTGACGAAGCAATGAGCGGATACTATCCACACAGATGGGTAACTGACTCAGCTAACCAAAACGATGGTTCAGGTAGCTTTGGACGTAAAGCACAACGTAAAGTAGTTGTACAAGCTATCCAAGCAGTAGTTAACAACAATGATGAAATTAGAGATGATGAATCAAGATTGTTTAACTTAATGGCAACACCAGGTTATCCAGAGCTAATTGGAGAAATGATTTCACTTAACAATGATAGAGGATTAACAGCATTTATCTTAGGCGATAGTCCAATGAGACTAAAACCAGATGCAACTTCATTGAATGAGTGGGGAACAAATGTTAACACAGCAGTAGAAGATAATGATAACGGACTTGTAAGTAGAGATGAATACTTAGGTGTATTTTATCCTGCAGGATTTGCAAGTGACAACTTTGGTAACAATGTTGTAGTTCCAGCTTCACACATGATGCTAAGAACTATTGCACTAAGTGACCAAGTAAGTTATCCATGGTTTGCACCAGCAGGTACAAGACGTGGCGGAATTACAAATGCAAGTTCAACAGGTTATATTAATAACGAAGGCGAATTTGTAAGTGTAGCACTTAATGAAGGACAAAGAGATACTTTGTACTCAAACAGTGTGAACCCAATTACGTTTATTACAGGTGCAGGTCTTGTTAACTTTGGACAGAAAACTCGTGCAAGAGGCGCAAGTGCATTAGATAGAATTAATGTAGCACGTTTGGTTATCTACTTACGTAGTCAGCTAAACACACTTGCTAAACCATATATCTTTGAACCAAATGATAAGATTACACGTGATGAAATTAAACAAGCAGCAGAAAGTTTGCTACTTGAATTAGTTGGACAGCGTGGCTTGTATGATTACCTAGTAGTTTGTGATGAGTCAAACAATACGCCAAGCAGAATTGATAGAAATGAACTATACTTAGACATTGCTATTGAACCTGTAAAAGCAGTAGAATTTATCTACATACCACTAAGACTTAAAAATACTGGAGAAATATCAGGACTTTAAACTGATAAATATATATAACAGGAGCAGACTAAATGGCAATTTCAACACTATCAAAAATTACAGTTCCACTGGCTAGCGGAGATTCCGCTAGTAACCAGGGACTTTTAATGCCGAAGTTACAGTATCGCTTTAGAGTGACACTAGAAAACTTTGGTATTAGTACACCAACAACAGAACTTACAAAACAAGTTATTGACGTAACTAGACCAAATGTAAGTTTCGAACAAATGACATTAGATGTTTACAACTCAAGAGTATACCTAGCAGGTAAACATACTTGGGAGCCAATCACACTTAACTTACGTGAAGATGTAAACAACAATGTACAAAAACTAGTTGGCGAACAACTTCAGAAACAATTTGACTTCTATGAACAGTCAAGTGCAGCATCAGGACAAGATTATAAATTCGTTACACGTATTGAAATCTTAGATGGTGGTAATGGTGCTAACACACCAGCAGTACTTGAAACATTTGAACTATACGGTTGTTACTGTGAAAGTGCAAACTACAACAGTTTAGCATATTCAAACTCAACTGATCCAGTAAGTGTTACACTAAACATTCGTTACGATAACGCAATACAATCACCACAAGGTACAGGTATTGGCACAGCTATCGGACGTACAACTAACACTCTAGTAACTGGCGGCGGCGCATAATAAAAATAAAATTCATTTAGTCTTTTTTAAGGGAGCCATTGCGCTCCCTTTTTTCTTTATATACGTACTTTAATAAGTTGGATAAATATTAGTATGGCAAATAAATTCAATGCATTGCTCGATTCAATTGCTAACGGAGCACTTAATCCAAAAGGAAATTTAGCAGATTTCCAACACGCATCAAGATTATATGTTGATGACGGACTACGTCTTGCACCTAAAGCAAAATTTACTTATCATGTAAACTTTGAAGTAGCACTAGAAGCAAAAGGTATTCTTCCTGCATTATTTGAAGGCCCAGGATTAAATGAAATTGGTATGTTAGTTAAACGTGCTGACTTGCCTAAATTTACTGCAAATGTAGAAACTAGAAAAAAATATAATAGACAAAAGAATTTTCAAACTAGTGTTCAGTATGATCCAGTAAACATTGAGTTTCATGACGATAATCAAGGATTAACAACAGCATTGCTACAAGCATATTATAGATACTATTTTGCTGATGGTAACCAACAAAAAGACAACGGCAGAGCATATGGTACTAATCCTCATAGTACATATGAAGGTGTTAGTAGAAACCAATATAAATTTGGTATGGATGTAAACAATCCAGGAGTACCGTTTTTTAAATCTATAAAAATTAGTGTGATGTCAAGAAAAGAACATTTGACATATACATTAGTTAATCCAATTTTAACTAATTGGGCACACGATACTGTTGATAATTCAGACGGTGCTGGCACTTTAACAAATACTATTTCAGTTGCATACGAAAGTGTGTTTTACGAGCAAGGTCCTACTACTATTGGTGGACAAGGAGATCCTACAGGATTTGGACAAGATCATTATGATACAACACCTAGTCCAATTACACTAGAAGGTGGAGGACAATTAGGTCTTGGTGGAACAATTGGTAAAGCTATGGACTTGTATTCTTTTATTGCAAGCGGTGGTGCATATAATAACCCATTACTAGTTGTACTGCAAGGTGCACAACTTATTGGTAATGTAAGAAATTTAAGCAAAGAAGGTATAAGGCAAGAAGGCTTTAACATACTAACTAGTGCAATTGGACAAGCTACCGGAACAAATGTAAGCGGAGTTGCTCAAACATTTTTTCCAAAAAACAGCGGACGCGGAGGAAGTAAAGATTTATTACTTGCGGCGGCTGTAACAGGAGTTGCGGCGGCTGTAACTAGTAGCAAAGGATTCTTAAAAAATAATCCTGCAGCATTATCAAGCGCAGTTGAAAAACAAGGTATAAAGGATATACAATCTAATTCAGGTGTATCTAGAGCTGAAGCTCAAGCAATACATAGAGCCAATTCATCTAATCCTAATTATATGAGTTCATTAGAAAACAAGGTGACCGGAACATGACAAATAGCAGTTTACCAGTACAAACACAATCTGGCGATAAAAAAGTAACAGAATTTTTTGACAAATATTTTACAAAGAAACTAGAGTTTAGTACAAATGAAGTTGATGCTGTAGTTGCATTTTTTGAAAAAAGAGGTTTTGATAGATCAGCAGCAATTAGTACTGGAACAATTTTGCTCCAACAAGCAAAATTAGATGACATAAAAGTGTTTGTATTGCTTGACACATTAAAAGACTTTGACGAAACAAAACTAAGTGCAGTAGTTGCAGAAGTATTAAATTACAACAGAATTAATACTAGCACATTAGGATTTAAAAGTAACGCTGTAGTTGACACACTTGAAAAACGCAATGTAGTAGTGTAATATGGCTAGATTTGCACAAGGTAAATTTAACTGTAAATTTCCGGAAAAATATATAGGAACTAAGACACCAACTTATAGATCAAGTTGGGAGTTTGCTTTTATGCAATTTTGTGATAATCATCCAGCAGTAGCAAAGTGGGCCAGTGAAGCTATTAAAATACCATATCGAAATCCTCTTACTGGAAAACAAACAATATATGTACCAGACTTTTTTATTGCATATGCTGATCGAGGCGGCAAACAAAAAGTAGAACTTATAGAAGTTAAGCCTGCTAATCAAACACATAGAGAAAAATTAGGGCGTAGTAGAGCAAATCAAGCGGCTTGGATAGTCAATCAAGCCAAATGGGAAGCAGCATATGCGTATTGTAAGCAAAATAGCATACAATTCCGTATAGTTACAGAAGACGACATTTTTCACAACGGCCGGCGATGATCCGATAAATAAGTGTGTATATTAAAGGTACCACAACATGACTAAAAAATTAGAAGAACTGCTTAATCTACCAGAATCAAAAGATTTAGTAGATCAAGACAAGAAAAAGTCTAAGGCCGAAACAGCTATTGTAGAGCAAGAAGAAACTCTAAGAGATATTGCTGAGTTTGATAAGATTGCTAGTGCATTGCCTAGTGTTAAGGGTTTAGGCGAAAAAGCAGACGCAGAACTTAATGATATTGCACAACGAGCTTTACAAAGTTACGAAGATCTAATGGATTTAGGAATGAATGTCGAATCTAGATATGGCGGCAGGGTATTTGAAGTTGCTGGTAGTATGTTAAAAACATCTTTAGATGCTAAAGTAGCTAAGATGGATAAGAAACTAAAGATGATTGAATTACAACTAAAGAAAGAAAAACTAGACAAAGATTCTTCGGGTAACGAAGGAGACATTGTAAATGGTGACGGATATGTTGTTACAGATCGCAATAGTTTACTTCAAAAATTGAAAAACATGGATAAATAGTTTATAACGGGAACAACATTATGAAAAAATTTACAGAATTCTTAACTGAGTCACAAAAAACATATAAATTCAAAGTGCGTGTAGCAGGTGAGCTACCAGAGAAATTTGAAGACCATATGGAAATGAATCTTAACAAGTATGAGATTATTAATATGAGTGCTGGCAAAGCAACTCCAATTATGGAGAAACCAGCAGACTTTCCTCAACTACAAAATATGGAAGTTACTACATTTGAAGTAGA